TAATGGTGCTGTGCCAAATGTGATTGTGCCCCCAGCAGCATTACCAACGCCAGAAACAGTGTAGTGCGTAGTCTTTGTCTTGATGGTCTCAGAGCCAGTTGCGTCAGTACGGACGATAACCGTAATGTCATCATCGTCAAATATTTTGAAGGTGTAGTTAAAGGCGGTTAGAGTCCCGTTACCGCTGTAACTATTCCTTGTGTTGGTACTGCTTACTGTCATGTCTGTCTCCTATGGAGATTATACTTGATTTTTCTGTATTGTTAAAGTCAACTGTTACTGAGGTATCCTTGATTGCTCTGGTAAACTATCCACCATCATATTTAACATATTCTTAATACCTAAAGCGTTTTGAAATGGTAAAAGAGAGTTTAATGCTCTTTGCTGCCCCTTTGACCATTGGTAGTCTGGGTTTAATGCTGAACTAAACCCACCTATTGCAACCTTTCCCATAGTGTCTAACTGGTTTATAACTGGCGCACCCGAAAGAACGCCTGTGGCTAGACCAGTGCTTCTTTTGTAAGAAAACATCGGCTCATGTCCAGTTGCTATGGCAACATAATCAAGCGCAGATGGGAATAACGCTGCCCAAGAACTCCTTGCAAAAGCATTTTTCCCAATCTCTTCAATGCTTAAACGCTCTTGGAGAAACTCTCTTTTATCTTCTCTACCGATGGCGTTAACGTGCATTTGCGCTGTATATGCAAGACCACCATATAGGGTAGACCACATCATTGCAGAATACGCAGCAAAATCATTGCGTTTGATATTATGCAAAAATTGTTTTGCATGAGACACAAGCATAAACGCTCTAAATTGGCTAAATATCTTACCTAATGTGCTGGTCATGTGAATATTTAAGTTGCCAACATCGTTTTGTTGGATGCTTTGCCTTGTCCATCTAGCAATCGCAAATGCAAATGCGTCACGAGCCTCGATATCGTCCCAAGCATCCATGTTTATAGCCCTTACCTTGCGGCTACGCGAAAACATAGACGGGTTTGTAACTGCATGTTGATTTATCTGAGTAACAACGCGAGGCCACATATCCTTATCTAAGCCTAGATTAGCTAATCTAGCCGCTATATCTTGCTCTAATGTAGACTTGCCAAGTTTTTTCATGCGGACCTTTTTTATCCCAGACGCTAAATCAACCAGTGACTGTGTGGCTATCTTTGCGGCGGAACGCTCTAATAAAACAGTTATAGGCGCAAGGCCAGATAGGTCTGCCGTTAGACGTTTGCCAATATTCATCACGTTGATAGATTTATCTATAAAGTCGCCTTTACCCAAACCATACAAATCATCAACACTATACCTGTTCATTGCCTGTTGAATATTACGGTCAACGCCTGGGGCTACAAATGCCTCTAAGTCTCTGGCAACTGAGTCTTCAAGCTCCCCGTTTGCTGCCCTTTTTATCATGGCCTTGAAGTCTGGCATCACACGGATTAACGCCGCTGTTCCATCAATAGACACAGCATTGCCCAGTTCTGATATTTGAGCAAAGCCAACTTGGTTCATAACCCGTATAAAGTTATAATCCATCAGCATACGAATAAGCCTATTTGCGTCACTTGAAGGGTCTCCAATCAAAGGAGATGGCTTCCCAGAAATAAGCGCATACAACACGTCCAGCTTTTTTATGTCCTTGTCAGCTTGTTCTATGCCTTTTGCGCCAATCTTCTTCCCTTCCTCTCGGATATCATTTTTAATAGTTGTAAAATCTTCGTCAGAGTAGATGCCCTTTCTAGCCAAGGCTATTCTTCCTTGCATCTGATTAATGTAAGCGTTCATCACTGTTTCTGTGTCACGCTCCATCAAGTCCTTGATTTTAAGAACTTTTCCGTTTTTCTCGACGGCAGCCCCAATATCAAATTTTAATCTCCTTTTTGCTCTTGGGGACACACCCTCTCTGTCAAAATCAAGTTGCGATATAAGCCTGTCAATTTTGTCTGTAGGCAGCAGTTCTTCTTCTAACAGCAAATCTCTTAACGTGTCTTTATTTGACGTGCTAAAAACTCTGGCTAACCCAGAGTCTATCCCAATCTCTCTTTTGACTATCTTACGGTACATGCCATCGGCAATCGCTTCCGCTAACTCATCGTCCATAGTGCGGTTTGCATTTTTTAAACCTAAAGCCAAAACATCTATAATGGACTTTGGGTCAAATCCTTCTTCCTCTGCTTTCAAAAACCTATACCCATCCCACAAATGGGTGAAATACGTTAAATCTTCTGGAATGTCCTCAAAGCCTTTTACCCCGTATCTTTTGGCGTCATCCAGCATTTCTGAAAATCTACGTCTGGTATTGTTTGCGGCATCAATCACATTTTGGTCTGTGCTTGTGCCAGGGGCTTCTATCTCATCCGAGACTAATTTCCCAAACTCTGCCCTGCCCTTCTCAATTTTTCTTTCGACAATATTAATTCCACTTGACTTAGCCCATCCTTCGTAAGCTTTGTCATACCCAACGTAAAATTTGTTGGATGTAGTTTTTGTGCCAACAGTTTTCATTAAGTCAGCGGTAATTTCACCAGGATTTACGGCATCTTCGCCTAAGATACTAGCCAATCTTCTTGTTATGCCTAAAGAGCTACTTTTAAGTTGCCCCACCATGTCAAATCTAACTTTGCCAAAGTCTGCAAATGGTTCTGAATCTGCGTCATCAATGCGTTCTTGTATCCCTCTGCGAATATCCATTTCTTGAAATGGGTCTGAAAAAGGACTTTGCATCGCTCCTACACCAGTGTCGATGCCCCTGCTTTTCATTGCTTCGTTGATATCTGCCACCTGTGCTTGGCTTACATCCCTTTGCGTTTTTAACATAGCTTCCTTGTATCTGTCGGCTGATGTTTTCCCAAAAACACTGCTTGTAGCTCCACCAAGTATAAAACCACCACCAGCAGCGTATAAAATGTCATAGGGGTCTTTCATCGCGTTTTGGGAAACTAAATAAGACTCTATTGCCGCAGCAGATACAGCACTTGCTGTTGCGCCTCTAAATGCCCTCCCAAGCCTTGTTGCTTTTGCACCCCAAATAGCGGGAGCTGCGTAACCTTCTGTTAGCACGGTTGCCGCTATAGCCGGAACATCAAAGGTTGCTGCCGCTATTTGCAACCCTACACCTGACCAACCGTACTTGGCTAAGTCTTCCTGGTCCTTCAATGATTTTTTTGCTCTCGCAGAAAGTTTTTGCAAATGGCCTAAACTTACAGCATCCGCCATAAAATCGCGTTTGTCCTCTGGGATGCCTTCTCCATATTCATTAATCAGGTCTTCTGTAAGCTCAAATGTAGGGTCTGGCTCGTGGCTTTTGAGACCCTCATATATCCATGACATTGTATTTTGTTCAGCAAACGCCGCTGATATAGCCCTGCCAAAAGTAACCTGTCTTCTCTCCTCTTCGTACAGCCTTTCAGCTTCTTGTTCTTCGAGAAGATTAATAGGTCTAGCGGTGATAATTTTACTAGGGTCTTTTTCCTCTGTTATATCTCGTCCAAACTCAGCCATAATTAGTCCTGCCCAATACCAGCAATTTCCGCAAGCTGCTCTTCTTGAGCCTGTCTAATCCTGCTTTGTATTGTGCCAGATTTGCCGCTTATAATAGCTTCTCTTCGGGCCGCTTTTTTTGCAGCTTTACTCAAAATTTCTAACGTCCCATCTTTTTGTGCTTTTTGTTTTAAACCAAGCAAATCTTCCATATCGTAGACAAAAGGTTCTATTACACCTCCCACTGTCACCATATATTCATCAGCTCTTCCTGGGGTCGGGATAATAGAAACATCGCCCTCATCAATGTCTGGATTTTTTGTTGAATAATCTATTGCAGCCAAGTCAGCCATTGTTTCTAAATCTTTGGGGTAGCTTACACTTCTAAGGATATAATTACCCCTTAAATTCATGTGGCTTGCGTTTACGTTTTCCCCTGCCAATCTAACCGCGTCAGAAGGCTCTTGACCAAGACCTATATACACTTTTGCTAAATTAGATATCTTTTCGTGGACATAAGACCTGTTGTTTACAGATTGGCCCATAATTTCCCACCCAAATATTGTAGTTACTGTTGGGTCTAAAACTCTGTCCACCTCTGCCTTGACAAGACTAAATTTAGCATCTCTGTCTATTCCCATGTTAAAGGAGCGATTTACTTTTGTTATTGCATCTGTGGTGCTTTTACCAGATTCTTCCAGTGCCAAAACAGAATCAAAAAATGCTCGTGCGTCTTCATCAGAATTGTTTGCTAAAACAGCCTTGCCACGCAATTTAAGTTGCCTATAAAGCTCTAACCCTTCAGAAACTTCTTCAAAATCTGGCGTAGCACCTTGCCCTTCTGTCGCCGCGCCGTTGACTGTAGTTTTCATGGGCTCGAATGTCAGATTGTTTTGTTCAAGTATTTCAAGCTGCTGCGGCAAAGATTTCCCACTCATCACCATGTTTAGTATTTTTCTCTCTTCAGAGGGTAGAAACACACCGCCATAGTTATCGTATGTGCCCTGTTCCATAAGGGTGACGCCCTCAGCCAATTTAGCTTGCTCTTGCTGGTCGTCTAATATATCCCCCCTAGTGTTGGCTAAAGACTTCAATATCGTGTTTGCAGATGTGCCAATCGTTCCTGCATTATTTGTTAAAGATGGCCTGCCAGAAAAACTTTCAGTAAGGATAGATTCCGCCGCATTTGCATACGCACTTGCAGACTTAAAATCGCCCCGTGAGTAAGCTATTTGAGACTGAGCCTCAAAATTTCTCGCCGCACCCAACAATGCCTCATCAGCCTGTTCTTTATCTTCGCTCGTTCTAACAGCTTCTGAAGCCACAGCTATTACACCTTCAGAACCAGCTTTTTCATAAGCGTCTGCAATATCAGAAACAATCCCCGCCCTAACTTCGTTGTTAAACTCTCCACGCAAGTTTTCTGACTTTTGTGCTATAGACAGTCTTTTCCCAATAGGCATATCAGCTACGGCAAAATAAACAGTTTCTCCTGTTTCCCTTACAATAGTGAAGTTTTCCCCAGCATCGTAACCATCAGATATTTTCTGTAATTCGTCTGCATTGTAATCGCCTTCAACTATAGTTTCTAAGGCGGTTGCATACATCTGTTCACCAATTTTTGTTTTTGCTGTATCTCTTGCTTTTTTAGCCGCTACAATTTTTCCAGACGGCACAGATGTTTTGCTAGATATTTCTTCGTATGCCGCGTCCACTTGCGCTGGGGTAGTGGCGGCAGCTATTTTTGTATTAAATGTTTCTATGGCTAAAGTTGTTTGGAAACTTTCTGGGCTATATTTTAACGTTCTATTTTCAGCCCTTGCATTAGAAAAAATATCTCCAACTAACTTTTGAGAAATCAAATAGTCTGGCGACTCTGGGTTGGCTATTTTTTGTGTTTCAATGGCAAGGTCGAGAGAACTATTGTCTGTGTCTGTCGCAAGCTGTGTGCCCCTGTCCCAAGCCTTTTCTCTTGCTCGTAACGATTCTTGAAAAAAAACAGGACTAATGTTTTCCTGCACTAATCTTAATCTTCTTTTGTCATATCCTTTAGCATCAATAATTGCGTCGTAAGACTCTTTGTGGTCTTCAAAGTCTTTTTCCGCTGCATTTATAGAATTGTTTTGGTCTTTTATCCGTTTGTCAGCATAGTATTCTCTTGCAGCAAGAACTTCTGCCTTAATTATGCTTCTGTCTTCTCTATCTCTTTCAGCCATAGCTAAATCTGTAGCCACCTTACCAGCAGACCTGGCAAATTGCGCTGATGCTTGCGCGGGAGCTGTAAATGCACTCACATCTGCCCGTCTAGATAGCTGACCTGTAGCAAGTCGCGTTGTTGGTCCTTGACCCTGATTATATAAAGGTATTCTAGGCATAATTAATCACCAAAAGCCCCAGATTGTGCAGCCCCACCAGCCCCTTCAATAAGAGATTGGTAGGCCCTTGTTCTAAACGCAGCACCTCTTGCCTTGCCCTCAGCTCTTGTAAGGGCGGCGTTGGCTTCTGCTCTTGTCTTGTCTATGTCAGAAGCATATTGAATACGCAGAGCATCCATTTCTGTGTTAAAATAAGTATCTGCCAATGCTTGAAGTGCGCTGCCAGACATTTGCACACCAGACTTAGCTGTGGCGACCCGTTGTGTGCCAACAAGTCTGTCGGATTGCTGACGTAACTTTCTTTCCTGGTCAACCTTTTCTCGCTGCAAAAGGACCAGTTCGTTTTCTTCTAATTTGGCATTGTATTCTGCTGTTTGTTCAGCAAACTTTGCTGCTTGACGATTGGCCTTGAAGCCCATTACGCCACTTGCTACAGATGCTGCCGCTGCTATGTCTGACATAAGAACCTCGCTACTCTGCGATAGTCGCTACCATCTGGGCCATACTTTTTCATCAGACCTTCATCCTCAAAACCAAGCCAATAAGCAAACCGCAAAGCACGTTTGTCACTGTCCGCAACGCTTGCTTGTATTCTCCACAATTTATTCTCTGTCATTATATCGTCAAACAACTCATCTGTATATCTAGCAATGGTTTTTGGAGAGCCATACCCTTGCTTTGACATAATTATCCAGCCTTCAGCAACCCCATCCCATAAAACGTGGACGCCAGCACAACCAAGAATAACATCGTCCAAAAACAGGCTATAGCCAAATATCCCGTCATGACTGCCAAACATTTGTCTTGCCGCAACCGGAAATTCATAATCTGTCTCAATCCCATATACATGTTCTTCCTCAAACTTGACGAGTTTATACATCAAAAGTGTTCGACCTCCGCACAATCGCAAGCACAGTCATAGGCAATGGCTGTGTTTGTCTGATAACCACCCGCGCATCACTATCATAGCCGGACGGAAAGAATATCTCTTTATCACCTGTAAATAGCGGCACAGCAGCATCCATAGCCATGCTTGAGTCTCTAAACGGTATTCTGTCTAAGTTGTTTGTGTCTGGGCCAAGTTCCGCCCCCACAGTTTCCAAGAACCTAGCTGTGACGCTGTGAATACGTTTGATGTTGCCCTGTGATGTGCCGTCATTTCCGCCTGCCTCAAGCCGCAAAGTCTCTAGCGTTGATGTGTAGCCATAACCAATATGCACCTTAGATGCGCTTCTATCCAAAGTAATCTTGCCATCAGCAACAGTCTTGTCTGGATGTGTTGCGCCATCAGCCAGAATAGACACTGTTTCGCCTTCTAGGTGGTTTAGGCTACTAATAGTGGTTGTCGCAGACCCATCGTATGTAAGGCCGCTGTCCAGAAAAAACGCATTATTGATATTCGAGTTAAAATCAATCGGCTTGATAAATTCAATATGTCTTTGCGTACCACCGTCTATGGTGCGTTTTACAGACACATATACCTGGTCTTCTGCACCGCTGGGTATCGATGTAATGCTTTCCACAATTCCTGACCCACCAATGCTGTGTGTATGCCAGCCAATTACGTTATTAGCGCGGTCATAAGTTAGTCCTGCAAGGCTACCATCACTATGCACAAACCATATAATAAGCTCTGGCTCTTGCTGCCATACCATATCAGACAGGCCGCCCCTAGTGATGTGGTCAGCCAAAATGGTCAAATCTACACCAGCCAGACCATCCTGACCTTCATCAAAGGTAATTTCCTTAACCTTTTCCTGCCCTTTTTGTATTATAATTGTCGATGAAGCAGCTCGCAGCGGCCTGATACCAGATGTGCCAAAGGTTGTTTCACGCAAAACGTTTACGTTTGTTGGCGTTACAGGTTCGTTTCCTGCACCGCCTGACATGGTAAATTCAGAGCTGGTTGTTAAAATCTGCAAGAAGCGAGCTGGCAGGAGGTGTTTAATCACATTAACTTGGTCTGACGCGATTGTGACATTAACGGCGGCATCGTCTTGTGTGCCAGGGGTGTGATTTTCAAAATCAGCAGAAACCGACCCAAATATCGTTTGCGGCCCACCAACCGTACCCGCGAAATATAATCTTTCTTCATAAAATGCTATCGCCCTTGGAAATTTTTGGTCGCCGCCAAATGCACCTAATGACCAACGAGTGTTTGCATTGGCAGAGCCAACAGCACTATCCGGCAACCTTGAGTTTCCGTACTGGTCTTCATGTACATCTGCTGTAACAACTGTTGCGCTGGTAAAGCCTGTTATTTTTACATGACCATGCTCGTCATGCAGATATTGCCAATCAATAGTTCCGTAAGTTTCTGTGCCTGTTAAATGCACAGGTGGTGTATTTCCTGATGTTTGTGTGCTGCCTGTTACTTGCTTGTAAACATGACCCTCATAGCGAACAGTCGAGTTATTAGCGTAACTGGTGCTGGCAGCCCACTCATCATGCTGAATTTCTAATATTTCTCTAAAACGTATGTAACGACCTATATCTGCGTTACTAAACAAACTTGCAGATGCCGTAATTGTAATGCCCGTTCCTGTGGCGGCTGAAGCATACAAAGTAGTTGTGGTGGCGTTTTCGTCCAGCCAAGGGCCGTCAATAAAGTCTATATCTGTAAAGGTAAAGCTTGTTGCTGTAGTTCGCGTAAGCTTTGCTGGTTCATGGTCTTTGTGAGCAAGATACAACACATCAGCAGACTGAGCATAGTTAATGTCAAATATCTCTGTTACGCTGTAAGTTGTTGTAACTTCTACAATTTTACCAACTGTGCCGCC